TGTTATAACACCAGTACAAAGAGAGCGTGCTGCTAAAAACTCAGGTCTTAGTGAAGAGGTTGTTGATGAAGTATTACGTAAACTATATAGTAATAACAAGTATGACCAGCTTATTAGAGAAGCAAAAGAAAACAGACAGACGCTTGTAGAAGCATTTGGTGATTCTATAGCTGCACACCAACGTATCACAGCTGGTAGAAATGCTGCTGATATGTCCCCAGAAGAATATCTAGAAGAGATACTAAGAAATACCGACGCATATTCTATAACAGATATAGACGGTAATCTTATAGATAGTGTAGAAACTATTACAAGTAAGTATGTAGTTGTTGCTGACATGGTTGTTGGTACATTGCTACAACAGGTACGTGACTTAGGTATTGCTGGTAGAGAAATAAAAGATTTTGTAAATCTAGCTGACACTGATGGCCCATTAGAAGCTATACGTGATACCATGTTTATGGCACTAACAGAAGCTAAACGTGCTAGAATAATTAAGTCACAAAACTTTAGAGAACTAGGTGCAGGCAAACGTGCTTATCTAGAAAAAACGTTGACACAAGAAATGGCTGACACACGTGAGTCAATACAGGCTATACTAGATATATCAGTCGAAACAGATCCAAATGGCGAAATGCTTATGGCATTGTTTGAAGCTTTTTCATCTATGAAGACTGTAAATAATCTAGATGACTTTGACCAGTGGGCTCGTAAAATGATACGAGGTGGTGAGATCGAAGGTAAACAGCAGACAGGTGCTCTTGTCAGAGAACTACAAGGTGTTATGACACACAGTATATTATCTGGCCCTAAAACACCAGCTAGAGCTATCATCGGTACAGCTACACATACATTCTTACGTCCTATGGCTACAACTCTAGGTGCTGCATTGTCACTACCATTTACCAAAGACGTACGTGGTTTACGTGCAGGGTTAGCATCCATGAACGCTATGATGGAAGCTATACCAGAATCATTTGAGTTGTTTAAATCAAGGCTCAACTCTTACTGGACAGGAGATATATCAACTGTTAAGACTAGATTCTCTGAGTATACAGCTGGAGATCAAAACTGGGAAGTGTTACGTAGATGGGCAGAGAATAGTGGTCGTGCTACACCCGGCGACAAGGCTGCATTTCGTATGGCTAATATGGCACGTACATTAAATGATAAGAGTTTCTTAGGATACTCTACAAAGATCATGGCTGCTACTGATGATGCGTTTGCATATATACTAGGTAGAGCTAAGATGCGTGAAAAAGCATTACTATCTGCATTTGATGTAAAAGATGCTGGTAAGTTAACTTCATATACTGAGATTGATGCTCCTCTTGTAAAAAACTACGAAGACTATTTTTATCGTGAGATATTTGACGCAGATGGTAATATAGTTGACGAAGCTACAAAGTTTGCACGTAAAGAAGTAACACTAACTCAAGACCTTAGTGGTTTTTCTAGAAACCTAAACGCAGTGTTTCAACAGAATCCTTGGGCTAGACCTTTCTTTTTATTTGCACGTACAGGTGTAAACGGTTTAAAACTTACAGCTAAATTTACACCCGGTTTTAACTTCTTAGTCAAAGAGTTTAACGATATAGCATTTGCAAAACCAACAGCAGAAGCCTTTGCAGAGCTTGGGCCGAAGTTTGGTATAACTAATGCTAGAGAACTTGCTAATGCTAAAGCACTACAACGTGGCCGATTGGCGATGGGATCTGCTCTAGTATTTATGGCTGCACAGAAATGGATGTCAGGAGAGCTGACAGGTAACGGCCCAATAGATAGACAAAAGCGTAATGTTTGGATGGATGCAGGCTACAAACCTAGAACTATAAAAATAGGCGAGGTACAAGTAGGCTACGATTCATTTGAACCTTTTAACCAAGTCATGTCTATGATAGCTGATATAGGTGATGCTAGTTTACTTATGGGTGAAGAGTGGACAAAAGATAATCTACTCAAGGTATCTCTACTACTAGCTCAAGGTGTAACAAGTAAATCTTATCTTGCTGGCTTACAATCGTTTGTAGACTTGTTTGGTGCAAAACCCGGACAGCCTGCAAGAATAGCAGCTAACTTGATGAACAACACTATACCTTTAGGTGGTCTACGTAACGAGCTTGGTAAACTATTTACACCATACATGAGAGAACTAAACTCAGGTTTGATTGACTCTCTTAGAAACAGAAACCTATACGCAGAAGGCTTACCCGGCGAGGACTTACCAATCAAGTATGATATACTTAATGGTCAGCCAGTCAAGCCATATGACTTTATGACTAGAGCATTTAACATGTTTAGTCCTATACAGTTCAACCTAAGCCAAAGTCCCGGTAGAACGCTACTATTTAATAGTGGCTATGACATGAGATTGTCAGTTCTATACTCTCCAGAGGGTGACAACCTAACAGATGAGCCTAGACTTAGATCTGCATTTCAGAAAGCTATTGGAGATCAGAACCTAGAAGTTAGACTAAACAGGCTTGCAGACGATCCTAAGATACAAGAGTCTATTGCAGAAATGAACAGACTAATTTCTACAGGTCAGAGAACCGAGTACGAGGTTATGGACTTCTATCATAACAAACAGATAGATGCTATATTCCAAGCTGCTAGAAAATTAGCATGGCAACAAGTTAGTGCAGAACAACCAAAGGTAGCTGAGATAAAAGAAGAAGAGAGAGCAAAGAAAGCAAAACGACTAACTAAAACTAAAGAAACATTCCAATCCGAGATTAAAGTTCTACAATCAATTTATAAATAATGGCAACAACATTCATAGATTATAACGGGGATGGGAACGCTACTAAGTCGTTTTCTTTCCCTTCTATAAAAGAGGCTGATGTAAAAGTAGACGTAGATGGTGTACTTTACGAGAACCGTGGTATTACTGGAGCAAGCTCTGGTACAACAACTTTTACAATAACCAGCTATACAACAACTGGCGGTGGAAATATAGTATTTGACACAGCTCCAACAAGTCCAGCTTCTATACGTGTCTTTCGTGATACGGATGTAGATAGTGCAAAGGCTACATATACAGCAGGGTCATCAGTCAAAGCAGTTGACCTTAACGCCAACCAAGAGCAGTTATTGTTTGCTGCACAAGAAGAACAAAATCAAACAATACTAACAACCGATATAAAAGATGGTGCTATAACAAGTGCTAAAATATTAGATGGTGCTGTTACATCAGCCAAGTTTGGAAACGACTCAGTCACAACAACAAAAATAGCTGACAACGCTGTAACAATGGCAAAACTAGGTAGTGGTGCATTACCTACAGACATCACAGTTGCTAGTGCCAACATTACCGATCTTACAGTTGCTACAGCTGATATTGCAGCAGACGCAGTTACAGGAGCAAAGATAGCCGATGACTCTATTAATTCAGAGCACTATGTTGATGGTTCTATTGATACTGCTCATATAGCAGACAGTCAAATTACCGCAGCAAAAATAGCTAACACAACTATTACAGATGGTAAGCTAGCATCTAACGCTGTTACAACATCTAAAATTACAGATGCAAACGTAACAACAGTTAAGATAGCTGACAGCAACGTAACACTTGCAAAACTAGCTAGTGATCTAAAACAAACTACAGTTACAGACGACGATACTAAGCTACCAACTTCTGGTGCTATCGTAGATTATGTGGCTGCACAGCTAGAACCATTTGGTGGTTTTGAAGCTATAGCTAACGAAGTATCATTTCCAAACACACAGCCAGTATCTGGTGTTGCTATCTCTATAGCAGACGCAGCTGGCATAGTTGTAAATAACAGTGGTACAAGTACAACAGGTAGAACTGTAGGTGGCACAACTGTTACAATAAACAATATACCTTCTAACTTTCATAGCTCTACTGTAGCTACAGGCGTACGTTTTATTGTAACGTCAACTGGCTCTGGTCAGATATATAACTACCATAAAGCTACACTTGCAGAAAGTGACCTTGTAGGTCTTAGTGGACAGATAAATGATTTCTCAGAAAGATATAGAGTTGGTTCGTCGAACCCTACAAGTAATAACGACGCTGGTGATTTATTCTATAATACTAGCTCAAATAAATTACTCGTCTATAATACAGCAACTGGTGCGTTTGAAGAAACACAGTCAGTCGGACAATACTTTATAAACACATTATCTAGTTCATCAGGAACTGGTGGAGGCAGTGCAACATTCAATGGATCAGCTTATAGATTTACACTTAGTAATGCAGGGGCTGTTGCCGAGCAACATATTGTTAGCATCAATGGAGTCATTCAGAAACCTAATAGCGGAACCAGCCAACCCAGCGAAGGCTTTGCTATTGACGGCGGGGACATTATATTTTCTGCCGCTCCTTCTAGTGGTGCTGATTTCTTCATCATCACGATCGGGTCAACAGTAAACCTAAACACTCCTAGTGCAGGGACAGTTACATCAACAACTATCGCATCTGGTGCAGTAACAACAGCAAAGATTGCAGATGATGCAGTTGGTGCAGATCAGCTTGCTAACACGTCTGTAACAGCTGGTAATTATGGTTCAGCTTCAGCTATACCAGTTATTACTGTAGACGCTCAGGGACGGATTACAGCAGCAAGCACAGCAGCAACTAGCTCTGATTTAGTATCAGATACAACTCCACAGTTAGGTGGTGACTTAGATTGTAATGGTAATAATATTGCTGTAGACGATTCTAATACAATAAGTTTTGGAAATAATACTGACTTACAAATTTATCACGATGGTAGCTCAACTAACGTTATTAAAAATGCTGTTACTGGCAGAAACTTAAATATAATGTCAGCTAATAATGGTACAATAGCACTTTTTAAAGATAATGATGCTGTTGAACTATATAATGCTGGTAATAAAAAGTTTGAGACTACAAGTAATGGTGTTACCGTAACAGGTACAGTAGCTGCAACATCCTACACAGGTGACGGTAGCAGTCTTACAGGTGTAGCATCAACAGTAGCTGACGGATGTATCTATGAAAACTCACAGACTATATCTAACAACTACACAATAACCACAAACAAGAACGCTATGAGTGCAGGGCCGATCACGGTAGCAAGTGGTGCAACATTAACAATACCTTCGGGTAGTACATATACAATAGTTTAATATGGCAATACAAATAAATGGTAATGGTACTATCACAGGTATCTCTGTTGGTGGTTTACCGAACGGTATAGTAGATACCGATATGCTAGCAAACAATGCGGTAACAGATGCTAAATCTTCAATAACAACTGGTAAAATTGTACAAGTTGTACATGTTGATAAAAGTGATTATTTTTCAACAACCTCAACCAGTCATACAGATATAACAGGTATGACTGCAAGTATTACTCCTACAAGTGCAAGTAATTATATACTTGTTGAATTTAGACTTGTTTGTAGTGGAGGAGATAATAACTATTCAACATTAAGAATACAAAGACAAATAGCTGGTGGATCTTATGGCAATCCTAGTGTGATAACTTCTGGTAGTAATAGTTCAGATGCTGGTCATTCTGGTGCTGATACTGAAGTTTCATATGGTCAATATAAAACATATAATCGTGTTTGCCGTATTAAAGACCAGCCTAACACTACTTCACAAGTTAATTATAAAATACAAGTTAGATCCCAATCTTCTGGTTTTGTTTTAAATAGAACAGGACATTCAAGTGCTGGGAATACTTCATCCTCTCAAGGAGAAGGTACTTCCTCAATAACTCTTATGGAGGTAGCAGCATGACAATAAAATTAAATGGTTCAACAGCTGGTTCAGTCGCTCTAGACGCACCAGCTTCTACAACAGGTAACGCTGACATAAACTTTAAGTTACCTGTAGCTGATGGTACTGCTGGTCAAGTACTGATGACAGATGGTTCTGGTAATCTAAGTTGGGTTACATTACCAACTCCCGGAATAACAATGGCACAGCAGTGGAGAATTACGAGTAATTATGATTTAACTGCAAGTGCTGGTGAGACTGTTCTTTCTTCAAATTGGGAAGCTGCTGACAATTATGGTTTTGGAGCAATAGGTTCAAATTTAACAAATAGTAGTGGCACTTTTTCTTTCCCTTCTACAGGCATTTATTTAATTAGTGCTTCATCAGCTATGTATTCTCAGTGGCCAGATTCGCTAAATAATGATAACTGGGGTATTTTTATGAGTATTTTAGTTACAACAGATAATAATATTTATAATAGAGCAGCTTTTACTTCAACATTTATAGAAGCACAACCTTCAAAATATCAGGGCTTTTATCTATCTTATATTTTTGATGTTACTAATACGTCAACACATAAATTTAGGATTAGTCAAGAAGTTGAAAGTGCTACAGTAACATTTATGGGAGATTCAAATACTCAAGAAACTGGTTTTTCTGTTATTAGGTTAGGGGATACATAATATGAGTAAAATACAAACAAACCAAATACAGCACACTGCAAACGGTGCAGCTGTATATACACTCCCACAAACAGATGGTAGTGCTGGACAAGTATTAAGAACTGATGGGTCTGGTAATCTTAGTTGGGTAAATGATAGCGGTAAAATTCTTCAAGTTGTATCATTTGTAAATAATTCAGCAGCCAGTGTTTCAATTTCTAATGTCTATGCCAATAACAGTAGTTATATTTATCCCATAAGTTCTATGGACACTGCTATTACAACGACTCAAACAAATTCAAAACTTTTAATAAGTTTCAATATTTTTGGGGAAGCTTCTGTAGTTGATAATCAAATAGGTTTTGTCCTTCTTTCAACTATTGGTGGTACAACTTCTCCTATTGATACATTGAGGGGCCCAGCGTACGGTGATAGAGCTAGAGTTACTACAATGATGAATTTAGGTAATCATACCGGAGATAATGATTCAACACCCTCCACAACATCTTTAAGTAATTTGTTATATTCACCTTCTCAATCAAGTGGAACTGCAATTACTATAAACATTGGAGTTGTAGGTATAAGTAGCACAGGAACTTTCTATTTGAACAGAACTGTTTTTGACGGAAACGGTGCAGCTTACGAAAAAGGTGTAAGTTGCGTTACTTTAATGGAGGTAGCAGCATAATGGCATTAACACAAGTAAGCACCGGTGGTATCAAAGATGGTCAGGTGCAAACAGCTGATCTGGCAGATGGTCAGGTTACAACTGGTAAACTACACGCCGATGCTCTTGACCGTACCTATACACTAGGAGCAGACGGACATAACCACTATACATTTACAGGAGAGGGCTTGACCGGGGCGGTCAATGACCCTACCTTGTATCTTATACGTGGTAAAA